TATAGATAATCTATATCAACAAAATCCAATAGAGTTAAAAATTATTGAAGACTTTTCTGAGTTTGAGGACGAGGCTATAGGCGAAGATATCAACTTAGAAGACACGATGACATTGCTAAAAGAATATGTAGATACGGTGTCAACAGATGCAGACAAAGAAAGATTAAAAAATCTTTTACAGACTTTATACATTGAGGCACAAGATTTCGAGTGATTTATTTTAAGAAGGTACGCTGGAAAAACTTTCTATCTACAGGAAATTCTTTTACAGAAATCCTTTTAGATAGAAGTCCTAATACATTAATTGTGGGTGACAACGGAAGTGGTAAGTCTACACTTCTAGATGCTCTAACTTACGCATTGTTTAACAAGCCCTTTAGAAATATATCCAAACCACAGCTCATCAATTCTATTAATAAGAAAAAACTTATGGTGGAAGTTGAGTTTGAGATAGGCAAGAACAAATACCTAGTTAGGCGAGGAGCATCTCCCAGTATTTTTGAAATAGAAGTTAATGGTGAAAGAGTAAATCAGGACGCCAACGTTAGGGACTATCAAAAGTATCTAGAAGAAGGCATCTTAAAACTAAATTACAAATCTTTTACACAGATAAGTGTCTTGGGTAGTGCTTCGTTCACACCTTTTATGCAATTACATTTAGGTGCTAGAAGAGAAATTATTGAGGATATATTAGATATCCAAATTTTTACAACAATGAATAAAGTGTTGAAACAAAAAATGGATAGCTTAAAAGAGAAGCTACGTTTTCTAGAAGGTGAAATTGAGATTGCTAAAGAGAAGGCAACACTACAGAAGAAATATATAGATACTTTAGAGACAAATAAAAAGAATCGTGTTAGCAAAATACAAGAGGATATAGATGCAACGCAAGAGACAATTAATACACTTACAGAACAGGTTGAAAATCTCACAGAGAAGAAGACTTCATTGGGAGATGTTACAAAAAGAGCCTCAAAGTTTAATGAATACAGAAAACAAATTACAAGAAAACTCTCAGAAGCAAAAACAGAATTAAATTTCTATTCTGATAATGAGGAGTGTCCTACTTGTAAACAAGGTATTCCACATGAACACAAGCAAAAAATTACAGATGAAAAAATAAAGTCTGTAGAAGAATTTGAAAATGCTCTAACAGATTTAGATGTTAAGTTAGAGGAACTTGATAAATTGTATGAGGAGTGGTGTGATATTGAAAGTAAGATACAAGATACACAAAACTCTATTATTGCAGACCAAAGAACAATACAGCGTCTGACTATTGAAAAGAATGAAGTAACCACTCAGGTTGCAGACATTGATGACGAGAAAAAGAAGTTAAAAGAACTTGCTAAAAATGTTGTAGGAAAGTCAAATGAAAAAAGTTCTTTGAATGAAGATAAACATTATCACGATATAGCAAGTTCTTTGTTAAAGGATTCTGGTATTAAAACTAAGATTATTAGACAATATTTACCTGTTATTAATAAATTAGTTAATAAATACTTAGCAGCAATGGACTTTTTCGTACAGTTTGATTTAGATGAAACATTTAAAGAAACTATTAAGTCCAGACATCGAGATAAATTTAGTTACGCTTCATTTAGTGAAGGTGAAAAACAACGTATTGACTTAGCACTTGTATTTACTTGGCGAACAATAGCAAAGATGAAAAATAGTGCTAGTACGAATCTACTTTTATTGGATGAGGTTTTTGATAGCTCTCTAGATATAAATGGAACAGATTATGTCATGCAGTTATTAAATACAATAGGCGAAGACACACATGTCTTTGTCATAAGTCATAAAGGTGATCAGTTGTTTGACAAGTTTAGAAGTGTAATTAGATTTGAGAAAAAACAAAATTATTCTGTTATGGTATAAGGTATTATATGAAAGTTAAAATTTATGGTAAATTGCGTTGCACATTTTGTGATCAGGCAAAGATGACAAGCAACATGAAAGGGTTTGACACAGAGTATCTTTTATTAGATGCTGACTATACAATGGAAGAGTTCTCTGAAAAGTTTCCAGATGCTAGAACCTTTCCGCAAATCTGTGTTGGAGAAGATGAAAAGCATATCGGAGGCTATAAAGAGTTTAGAGAATTTTTAGATGAATAAAGAAGAATTACAATTACTGCCTTTTGGACATGAGCTATTAAGAAAGACTCCTAGTCCTTTCAATTATGAGGAACACGATGCTAAAGAAGTAGCAAAGGTTCTTTTAGAGAGAACACAAGAGCTCAATGGTGCAGGACTCTCAGCTAACCAAGTAGGATTAGATATGGCAGTCTTTACTATTAATATTCCTCAAGCGGAAGGCTTTAATCGTATTCTATTTAATCCTTTGCTAGTATCTGTAAGTGATGAAACATCTATAGAAAAAGAGGGGTGTTTGTCCTTTCCTGGATTGTGGTTACATGTAAACAGGCCAACTGAAGCAACCTTTAGATATACAGACACTGAAGGTAAAGAAGTCTTTGAAACATTCAAATCACTTGCAGGAAGAATTGCCTTACACGAATACGATCACATGTTAGGTAAAAATTTTACAATGCGAGTATCTAAATTTAAACTTGACAGAGCATTAAAAGCCTTAGACAAAAAAATTAAGCGTTTCAAAAGGAACATAAATAATATAAAAGGAGTCTAAGATGGCAGATGATATGTTTGACTTTGGCTTTACAGCTGTAGATGATATTCCAACAACAATAACGGAACCTACAGGACCTGTTACAGCTAATATTGATGACAGCCAATTACAAATTATTTTAGATAAATTAGAAAGACTAGAAGGTCTTGTTTTATCCTCAGACAATTCTGATATGATTAACGAGCACAGAACTTTATTAGAAGGAGATGTGTCTTCTAAATTAAAGCAGGTTGAGGATTTGATATTACCGTTACTATATAATCTACAAAAGAATCCTGAAAAGGAATATATCCACTGGCCCAATAGAACGGCTGTTATAGATAAACAAATTGAAAAAATTAAGGCGGTAACTAGATACTATGAACGAATCTAATGTCAATGTAAATGTAGAAGCAGGAATTTTTGAAAGAACAGGTGGTAGAGTTTTAGATTTTTATCTAAACGATACAATAGAAAGCCCTAAAGATTATGTGTTATGGAATCAGTCTATTAGATCAGCAGGCGAAAACGATTACATAATTTTTCATATTAATTGTTATGGTGGTGATATAATGACAACCATACAGTTGATGCGAGCAATAGGCGAATGTAAAGGAACCGTGGTTGCTTCTGTAGAAGGAGCCTGCATGTCAGCAGCAACATTCTTATTTTTAACGGCAGATGTTTGCGAGGTTTCAGAACATTCTCAGTTTCTAATTCATAATTATTCAGCAGGTAATTGGGGTAAAGGAAACGAATTAATTTCAAGAGCACTTGCTGAACACGCTTGGGCTAATAATTTATTACATAGCGTTTACTCAGGGTTTATGACTAAAACTGAGATAGATCAAGTTGTGGAAGGAAAAGACTTTTGGATGGATGCCAATGAAGTGATTAAACGTTTGGAAAAAAGAAATAAAAGTGGCACAAAGAAAAAATGAACCTTGAAAATGAGGTCAAGGACTTTTATAGTAAAATAAAGTTTCCTGGACCATATACAATAGATAACTTTGATTACTATAACAATGGATACACCAATAAATTTTTATCCATGTACGAACGTGCTATACAGGATAAAGAAAATATTTTAGATATAGGTTGTGGTACAGGGTTTATAACAAACTACTTGGCATATAAATATCCTAGTAAAAAGTTTCTTGGCGTAGACTTCAGTGATTCAATTGATTATGCAAAAGAGTTTAGTAAAAAACACAAATTAAAAAATGTAGTTTATGAAAAGAAAAACTTTTTTGATTTTGATAAACGTAAAAAATATGATTGTATTATAAGTAATGGAGTAATACATCATATGCCAATGTATTACGATGCTATTATAAAAATAAAAAGCATGTTATCACAGGAAGGAACTTTGGTGTTAGGTGTTTATAATAAATTTGGAAAGATTGTCAAAAAAATTATTAACGTAAAATACAGATCAGAACTTTTAAGAAAAGATCAAGAAGAGGCACCGTTTGAAACAAGTTTTTCCAATAAAGAATTTATAGGTTATTTCTCTGACTTTGATGTTATAGAAATACATCCTAGTAAGAAGAACAATTTTGTAAATTTAAAAAATATATTAAATTACCGGAATGGTGGTTTAACAGTATACAGGTTTAAAAGGAGCAGTACATGAACCGAGAAGCAGTATTTGAACAGTTAAAGATAGACGAGGGAGTAGTATATGAAGTATACAAAGACCACCTCGGATATCCTACTTTCGGAGTCGGACACCTCATCATTGAGGGTGACCCGGAATTCGGAAAAGAGGTTGGAACTCCAGTGGACGAGGAAAGAGTCCGGGAAGTATTTGATAGAGATTTGGACCTTGCCATCGGAGAGTGTAACGCTTTATACGGCGAAGGGTGTTTTGGAGATTTTCCAGACGAAGTCCAACAAATTCTAGTTAATATGATGTTCAACATGGGTAGAACAAGATTAAGCAAGTTTAAAAAAATGAATGAAGCGTTAGTCAAAGGGGATTGGAAGACCGCCGCAGTAGAAGGTAGAGACAGTCGCTGGCATAAGCAGGTAAGTAATAGAGCAGAACGCTTAATGGTTAGATTGGAAAACGTTTAATTTTGGTCTCCTTGTGTATTGACAAATGGTATTAAAACATTTATTATATACAAACTAATTAGGAGATTTTTATGAAAAAATTAGTTATTGCAGGTCTAGCAGCATCTTTAATAACATTGCCGGCAGAAGCGGCAGACACTAAAGATGTCATTGCCGGTGTTATCGGCGGAGTTTTTATTGGAAAAGCTTTGGAACGTCGAGAAGACCATCATCACCATGGTAACTCTAGCACGGTAGTTATTGTAGATGGACATACTGTAGTGGTACCTAATCCGCATCATACACATTACACTTACCGAAGACGTGCCCATAGCCATTATGAGGCATACTCCAATGCGTTCCCTTGTAGCTCACAGTGGGCAGGATATCAAGGGTGCGGAAAGGTAGCAATTGAAGCCCTAAAGCATAAAGACTGCGATCATCAGCACTAAGTGCTTGATTTTATTAGGCAAAAAAAGTCAAAAAAATGCTTGACTTTTAGCGTAAAAGGTGCTATCATATAGACATAATATAGAAATGTGAGGACATTCTTAATATGTTAATAGAAACAAAATCAATATTAGCAAAGCTGTTAGCGACCGAGGACCTTAAGATTGAACATCGTAATGTCCCTACCGCAGCTTTTGATCTCAAAACTCGTAAAATCGTATTACCTAATTGGGGCGACATCAACGCTTCCTTGTACGATCTGCTTGTAGGACACGAAGTATCCCACGCACTCAACACTCCTCAACAAGGTTGGCATGACGCTATTGTAGACGATCAGCGCCTTAAGCCTTTTCTTAATGTTGTTGAAGATGCTAGGATTGAACGTAAGATTAAGGCAATGTATCCAGGCCTTGTTAAGTCTTTTTACGAAGGATATCGAGAACTTTTCAATCGAGACTTTTTTGGTGTCAAAGATTTAGACCCCAATACACTTCCCCTCATTGATCGGATTAACCTACACTTTAAAGTTGGCTCTTTTTTAAACATTCAATTTACAGATGCAGAACAATTGCTTGTAGATCGTTGTTTGAAAACCGAAACTTGGGAAGACGTAGAAGCTCTTGCTCAAGATATATACGGACAGGCTACAGAAGATCTAGAAAAAGACAAAGAAAGCTTGTCTTCAAACTTTAGCGACGAAGAACTTGAAGAAATAGACGAAGAAGATTTCGGTGAAATGACTTCAAACTTTGGCGAACAAGACGAAGAGTCCGAAGAAGAAGAGACCGAGGAAGAAGGTTCAACTTCAGGTGACGCTGAATCCTCGTCTGAAGAAGAGGAAGAGCCACAGGACAATATGGCATCTAATAATGTTCGAGATGCAATCAGATCCGACGAGCCAACTTCACTTACAGATGAGGCATTTCGTCAGAACGAAGACAAGTTGGTTAAGAAAGAAAGCGAAAAGCATAGTTACTTTGATGTTCCTACAATGTCAAACTGGAAAGATCATCTAATTACAGGTAAAGAAATTTACGGTGATATACACAAGGCATTCAATTTCTATGCAGATGGATGGCGCCAGGGCACCAAGATGAATAACGATGACTATGGCAACGACTTGTACAAAGAGTTCCTTAGAACTAATACCAGCCATGTTAATCATATGGTTCAACAGTTTGAAATGAAGCGCAAAGCAAAGGTACTGTCTAAAATTCGTATGAGCAAGACAGGAGACCTTAACGAAAACAAGCTGTGGGCATACAAAATATCTGAGGATTTGTTTAAGCAATCCACTATGGTTCCTGAAGGTAAGAATCACGGCATGCTTATGTATGTAGATATGTCGGGTAGTATGCACAATCACTTTGCAGGCACCGTTGATCAGCTACTCATTCAAATTATGTTCTGTCGTAAAGTAAACATTCCATATGAAGTATATGGATTTACTACAGCAGATCTTTGGGGTGCTGAAGGCGAAAACGTATATGCCAACTCCCCCGAAATTGGTGAGGCATGTCTACAGACTTCAGACTGTAAACTAAGAGAGTTATTTAATTCTACTTGGTCTGCTTCTCAAACAAAAATGGCTATGAAACACATGCTGTTGCTTAAGCAATGTTTTCTCAATCGCAAAGCATACCGAGATCAGAAAATTTGGTCAGAAGTTGCTACCAAACATCTAGATTTTTCAGGCACTCCTCTTAATTCTACAATTATCTTAGGAATGCAAATTGCCAAAGAGTTTAGGCAGAAGCATAAGGTACAGGTATTGAATAGCATATTCATTACAGACGGCAGTGCTACAGACAGCTTGAAATATAGAATCGAAGATGGTTCATATCCAGATTATATGAACACAGGTAACGTCACAGCACGCTACAAAGGCATTCACATTACTTCCAAGTATAACTATTATGCTAGAACTTGGGCTCAACAGACAGCTTGCTTGTTAGAAATTTACAAGCAATACACAGGTTCTAGAGTTGTGAACTTCTACCTAACTCATTGGAATAAGAATTGCGTTGAAAACGAGTTTAATATTTACTATCGCATGAACAACCCTAAAGCTACCTGGACAGATTTTGAGGATCTCTGGAAAGATAATCGTAGCAAAGGAATGCTTGTTGTAAACGATGTTATAGGCTTTGATGCCAGGATACTCCTCAAGGGTGGATCAGCGCTCAATATTGAGGAAACAGAACTAGAAGTGAAATCCAACAGTAAGGGCGATCTTCTCCGAGGCTTCCGCAATTTCAACAAGAATAAAGTACAGAACAAGGTGTTTTTGAATACCTTTATGGATATGGTAGCCTAACATGTTGATATACTTGGGCAAAAAAGATGCAAAAAAGTCAAAAAAATGCTTGACTTTTAGCGTAAAAGGTGCTATCATATACACATAAACTGAAGAAATTGATATATTTGTGAGGACTTATATTATGCAAAATGATCGTAAAATACTTATTAATGCTCTTAAAGAAAAAGACAATGCCGACGGCATCTTTAAGCGTATTGACATCCTTAGGACAGCCGAAGAACTTGGACTAGCTTTTCCAGGTTGGATTGTCAACAAGGACGACTATAAAATTAGCCGAGGTGTTTATAACCTAGCAGGCATGTTCCAAGGTAACATGTCTCCAATTGTTAGCGCACCTAAGCCTGTAGCCAAGCCAATCCTTGAGGTTGTTACTCCTGAGGCTAAGGTTGTTACACAGGCAAAACTAACCGTAGACATTCAGAACTTGGTACCGCAGAAGGACACGACATTTGTCCCATTTGGTTTCTACCGAGACCTTAAGCGTGTATTAGAGTCAGCAATGTTTTATCCAATTTTTATCTCAGGTCTCTCCGGTAACGGTAAGACTACGATGGTAGAACAAGTATGTGCGAATCTAAAACGTGAGGCGATTCGTGTAAACATTAGTATTGAAACCGACGAAGATGATTTGATCGGTGGCAATACCCTAGTTGATGGTAACGTCGTCTATCGAGAAGGACCGGTCCTCACCGCCATGAAACGTGGCGCGGTTCTTATCCTTGATGAAGTAGACCGCGGATCCAACAAGTTGATGTGTCTCCAGGCCATCCTTGAAGGTAAAGCGTATTTCAACAAGAAGACTGGCGAGACCGTCGCTCCTGCTCCAGGGTTTACAGTAGTAGCAACCGCTAATACAAAAGGCCGTGGTTCAGATGACGGCAAATTTATCAGCGCCCAACTATTAGACGAGGCGTTCCTGGAGAGGTTTGCTATCACCGTGGAGCAGGAGTATCCTACAGCAGCCGTTGAGAAAAAGATTGTTCTCAACAAGATGGCTAAGGCAGAGTGTATAGATGAAGAATTTGCTACACACCTTGTAACATGGTCCGAGGTAATTCGTAAGACTTACTTCGAGGGTGCCATAGACGAGCTAGTTAGTACCCGTCGACTTGAGCACATTGTAAACGCATACGCCATGTTTAAAGACAAGCTAAAGGCTGTTCAACTTTGTGTAAATAGGTTTGATGAGGATACAAAGGCAGCGTTTGTAGATTTGTATACAAAGGTTGATCCAACTAATCCTCAGCCTATAGAAGCACAGGAGCAAGACGAGTTCGATGAAACTTTCTAACTTTATTCGTAGGTTCGGAAAAGCACTCCCGGCAGATGTTTGTCGGGAGCTCGTATCTATATCCAAAAAAGGTCTAAAAACGGCAGTAGATGCCGGAGGAATAAAAATACATACTGACGTAGGGGCATTAAAACCTATGGCAGGTATGTATAATAATTTTAATTCTGTACTAGGTTCATACAAAGGACTAATGGAAGAGGCACCGCTTCATGATGATTTAGAACATGAAAGTTTAGAATGGGAAGCACCTTACCTTTGTAAAATACCTAAAGGTGTAGAAGTACAATCCTTCTTTGATAACTATGGTACACATAAAAGACGTTGGATGCTATTGTGTACACTAAATAGTACCGACGGATTTATTAAGCTCCCAATAGCAGGTGCAGACTTACCGCACGTTCGAGGTGATATATCTATTTTCCCATGCACATTTTTACATAAGCTGTGCATTCCAGAGGATACAAAAGATAGATATATCTTATTTACTTATTTGAGATTAACAGATGCCAAAGCCCAATTATAAATTTAACGAAGATCAACTCATTCAAGAGTTAAAAGAGTATGTGGATGTTACATACAATCAACATTATAGCAAATCTCAATTCCAATCCTCTGAGTTCATTATGGACTGCGGACACGGTATGGGATTCTTTTTAGGAAATGTTCTAAAGTATGCACAACGATATGGCAAAAAGGATGGATTTAATAGAAAGGATTTATTTAAAATCCTACATTATGCCCTTTTAGCATTAAATGAACATGATAGGAATTATAAATAAGTAGGCACTTAACCCTAAACTAGGAGAATAAAAAATGGCACACGTCGTTGTATACACATATACCCGTCCCAATACAGACATAGACTTTACGTCTCCTTCTGTAGAACAAATGGATTGGGATAATGCGAGAATGGCATCCATTGTGGATAACAATATTGAGTTATCTTATCAGTTTGGTGAGACAGGATTACAGCTTATTGCCACTCATACAGCGCCAGACTTGGAATCTTGGCAAAATCATTTAAGAGTTTTATTGCAAAATGATGGACAGGCTGTAATGACTGATATGCGAGAAAGAGCTGAAGCAGACGGTATTACTATTGAAGTTACTGTTAATGGTCAGCCTGTTACACATTCAGATATGCTAGCAGCAGTATCTAATCTATAAAACGGTACACCAAACACTTGACTTAATTTGAATTTGTTCGTATAATATACGGACTTAATAATGGAGTAAACTATATTATGAAAATCAGTAAAACTACCCTCGAAGTTCTTAAGAATTTCGCAACGGTAAATTCCAACATTCTCGTTCGACAAGGAAATGTTCTTTCTACAATTAGTACAGGAAAGAACATTTTCGCACGAGCAGTCGTAGATGAAACTTTTGATAAAGAGTTCGCTATCTATGATCTTAATAGCTTACTTGCTTTACTTACACTTATGGAGGACACCGACGTAGAGTTTGGTGATGAATCTCTTAAAGTGATTAAAGGTAGTAGTGAGTTTGAATACTTTTATGCAGACCCTAACATTATTGTTTCTGCTCCCGACAAGACTATTGATGTAGATGATTTCTACTCATTCGACTTGTCCTCAGAAAACTTGGGTATGATTATGAAAGCAGCCGCGATTACAGGTGCACCTATGCTAAGTATCGTGGCAAGTGGTGGTAAGGTAACACTTACTGTAGGTGATCCTAGCACGCCTAAGAGTAACAGCTTTAAGCAAGTTATTGGTGATGCTACTGTAGAGTTTGATGCAAGACTGCAGATTGAAAATTTAAAAGTAGTTCCTGGATCATACAAGGTTACAATCTCTAAGAAGAAGTTTATGTTCTTACAGAACAGCAAATCTGATCTTAAGTATTGGTTGGCACTTGAACGCTCTTCAGAAATTGGAGAATAATATGGAAGAAGGAAAATTAAATTTTAACCTAAGGGAAGTATCCAATGGTTGGGTACTTGAAGTTTCTAATTCAGATGATGGTGCAGAATTTATCTTCACTAGACCTAATCAAGCTTTGACTATGATTAAAAAAATTCTTAATGAAACTTTTGATCCTTTCAGTGATGGAGAATAAAAGATGCTTAATTTAGTATCTGATCTTAGTTGGCCTGTTCGTGTAGATAGCGAATGGGCTGAACTAACATCTAAAGAAGTATTTGAAGGTAAGCGTGTAGTATTGTTTGCACTGCCAGGTGCATTTACTCCTACATGTTCTAACTATCAATTACCTGGCTATGACGAACTCTATGATGAGTTTAAAGCGCATGGCATTGACGAAGTATATTGCCTAAGTGTCAACGACACGTTTGTAATGAATGCGTGGGCAAAGGACTTGGGAATTAAAAATGTTAAACTTATCCCAGATGGTTCTGCTAAGTTTACACATTCTATGAATATGCTTGTCGCCAAAGACAATTTAGGCTTTGGTATTAGGTCTTGGAGATATGCAATGGTTGTTAATAACGGCGAAGTAGAAAAGCTGTTTGAAGAGCCAGGTAAATCTGCAAACCACCCTGAGGATCCATATGAAGTATCTGATCCTCAAACTGTGCTAACTTATTTGAAAGGTGGACGGCACATTGAACTTACACTAAATGATACCGCTGACATTAAAGAGCGAATTGGTAAGTAAGTTTTTTTATTATATTATGGAGTAAGTGATGGAAAGTAGAGCAGAGCAGTTTCTATGGGTAGAAAAGTATCGCCCACAGAATATTGATGACTGTATTCTACCTGAGGACACTAAAAAAACATTTAAGGAGTTTCTCAATAAAGGAGAAGTTCCTAATTTGCTTTTGTGTGGCACCGCAGGTACAGGTAAGACTACAGTAGCAAGAGCCTTGTGTGAACAGTTAGGATGTGATTACATCATTATTAACGGTTCAGATGAAGGCAGGCAAATTGATACCTTAAGAACTAAAATTAAGGACTTTGCTAGTTCAATTAGTTTTGAAGGAAAAACAAAAGTTGTAATCATAGATGAGGCAGACTATCTAAACAAGGATAGTGTTCAGCCTGCTCTACGTGCGTTTATAGAAACATTCTCTGAAAACTGTAGGTTTATTTTTACATGTAACTATAAAAATCGTATCATTAGTCCACTACATTCCAGGACTACGGTTATTGAATTTAAAACAGGTAACGGTAATAAGCCTAAGTTAGCAAGTGCCTTTATGAAAAGAATGCAGGACATTCTTAATTCTGAAGGCATTAAGTATCATGAAAAAGTATTGGCAGATTTATTGATTAAATACTTCCCAGACTATCGACGTGTTATTAATGAACTACAAAGGTATTCTGCGGCAGGTGTTATTGATGAAGGCATTCTCAGCAACTTTGCAGAAATCAACACAAAGGAGTTGATTGCTTCCTTGAAAGAAAAGGATTGGCGTAAGATGCGACAATGGGTTGCCAACAATGTTGATACAGATCCACAAGGCATCTTTAGATACATCTATGATACTCTACTGCCTGAGATTAAATCTATACCTCAGCTTGTTTTACTTATTGCAGACTATCAGTATAAAGCAGCGTTTGTAGCAGATCAAGAAATTAATCTTACTGCCTGCTTAACTGAAATTATGGCAAACGTGGAGTTTAAATGAAAAAAACGAAAATAAAAAAACAATTAAAAAAGAAACTAAAGGCTTTTCACAAGTTCATGAAACGTGGTAGACTTGCCAAAGTAGTAAACAAGACTTTATCAGAATGAACAGAATGAAAAGAGCAGTATTAGTATTTGCATTTATTGTTTTATTATTATTAGTAGGGTTTGGTTCTTATTATGAGGCAGACTTTATGATGAAGAATGCAGAACTTTTAGCATCTTCCTATCAGATCAGAGGTCGTTGATGGAAAGTATTTTAGAAGGCTTTGGTCCAGCAGTAAGTGAAATCAATGAAGAAGATTTCGTAGAAAAACTTGCGAAGATCTCCCCTTTTGATTTTGCCAATAGCATAAACTACACCAAAGAAAATTTGATTGTAGATGATTGGACAGAGAATCAATACAATCCTTTTATAGTTAATCGTGCTATGGGGTATGGTGCTGATACAGTTATTGCTGGCAATGAAATGAATTCTAGATCTCATTTAGATAAAAAGATGCAGTATGATTTTCTTTGTGCTGTTGTTCGCAAAAAGAAACGCTACAACAAATGGTTGAAAAGTGAAGAAGAAAATCTTGAAGCAGTACAAAAGTATTTTGGTTACAGTTTCAATAAGGCAAAAGAAGCCTTAAGAATTTTAACTCCAGAGAACATTGAGGAGATCAAGGAATACCTAAAATCATCTAAAGGTGGAAAATTATAAATAACTAAGAATTCCATAGAGTAATTATGGATTAGTTATAAGGTAAATGAGATGAACAACAAAGAAGATTTCTTTGATATTAATTTTCCAGGTTATTTTCCTTTAGAGATAGAACTCAACAGTCCTGATGACTTCTTAAAAGTCAGGGAAACATTGTCTAGAATAGGCATTGCTTCTAAAAAGGATAATGTTCTTTTTCAGTCTTGTCATATTTTACACAAGAAGGGAAGATACTTTATTACGCATTTTAAAGAACTGTTTGCTTTAGACGGCAAAGCGGCAGATTTTACAGAGAACGATTTGCAAAGAAGGAACACAATAGGTAAACTTCTACAAGATTGGGGACTTGTAAAACTTTTAATTGAATTAGAGGAAGAAAATTTAGCCCCTCTAAGTCAGATTAAAATAATTGCTTTTAAAGAAAAAGATCAATGGGATTTAATTCCAAAGTACAACATAGGTAAAAAACGATAACATAATATGATCCTAAATTTGACGCCGCTTATATATTATGAGGACAATTTTCTAACGAGTTACGAATGCGAAACTATAATAGAAATGAGTCGAGATCATTTAGAACGTTCAAAAGTTTTTGACAAAGACAATCCAATAACAGATGCAAGGACTAGCTATCAACATTGGCTATCTCATACTGATTCCTTTGTCAAAACGTTTATGGAAAAGGTAGCATCCAAAGTAGGAATACATCCTGCTCAGAGTGAGCCGCCTCAAGTTATTCGATATGATAAAACACAAGAATACAAACCACATCATGATACTTTTGATCTTGTAAAAAATCCAGAACTTATTAAGTCGGGAGGACAAAGAGTTCTAACTGCATTAATGTATTTGAATACTCCTACTTCTGGGGGAGGAACAATTTTTCCTAAACTGTCTAGAAGAGTAGATGCAGTTCAGGGTCGCTTAATAATTTTTCATACATGTTATCCCGGAACAAACATTGAACACCCATTTGCTTTACATGGCGGAGAGCCTGTAGGACTAGGAGAAAAGTGGGCTGTTAATTTGTGGTTTAGGGAAGGTGAATTTAATCAAAACCCTTAAACTTTTATAAATAAAATTGAGACGCCGAAAGGGTCTCGTATAACTAACCTTGCTAAATATAGGAGGAAACTAAAATGGTAAGAAGATATACTACAGCCAACATGGCTGATTTTTTAAATGATGTAAAACCTTTCACTGTAGGTTTTGATAGAATGTTAGACAATCTTGTGAATGTTTCAGAGATTGCAAACAATTATCCACCCTACAATATTGTAAAGGTTGAAGATGAAAAATTCATTATTGAAATTGCAGCAGCAGGTTTCACAAAAGATGAATTTAACATCAACCTAGTACCCGAAGGTAATAAACTCGTTGTTCAAGGTGTACAAGACCGAGGCGAAGATAAAAGAGAATTTTATCACAAGGGTATTGGAGCTCGTAACTTCACAAGAACATTTGCATTAGCAGAACATGTTAAAGTAGAAGATGCAGAGTTTGTAGATGGAATGCTTTTAATCACTCTGATTAGAGAAGTTCCAGAAGAAAAGAAAGCAACAACAATCAAAGTTAAATAAGGAATAAAGCATGGCCAATGTCCAAATTATAAAATTATCATCTGGTGAGGACATCATTGGAGATATCGAAGAGATACAAGTTGAAGGCAGGGAATTTGTTCTAGCCAATAAACCTTGTTTAATAATGATGGTTCCTAAACAGGATAATCCCAATGAGTTTGGCATTGGCCTTGCTCCCTATGCTCCTTTTGCTAAAGAGCATAAAGTACCTATTATGCCAGCACACATCGTTTCAATTTATCAACCTGAGACATCTTTGCTAAATGAATACAATAGACGATTTGGTTCAGGACTTCTTGTTCCGGACAATAATATTGTTACTAAGCAAACTTTAAAAGGTTGATATGTACGAGTATAAATGTAAAATCGTAAGGGTAGTAGATGGTGACACCGTGGATGTCGACATTGATCTCGGTTTCGGAATATGGTATCGTAACCAACGAGTGCGATTATATGGAATTGACACTCCTGAAAGCCGGACAAGAGATAAGGTTGAAAAGCAATACGGACTTATGGCGAAGGCATTTCTTAAAACGGCCCTTGGGAAAGAATCAACTTTACGGACTCACAAAGACGCCACAGGGAAATTTGGTCGTATCCTTGGAGAGTTTATCGTGTACGATGCCAAGGAAGATAGAGACCAAAGCGTAAAAGATATAATGATTCGAGAACACTTGGGTGTTGCTTATTTTGGTCAATCCAAAGAGGATATAGAAGAAGCCCACTTACTCAATAGAAAGAAAGTGGTCATCTAATACTTGACATTATCCTCCAACGATACTATAATTATGACTTATTTGTGTTGGAGTTATTATGAATTTTTATACGTTTGCCAAGCACTATGGCAACAAGATACTAGTTCGAGGTGTTCGAGATGGTAAACGTTTTACTTCTCGACACGACTTTAAGCCCACCCTTTATGTAAAAACAGATAAGCACTCTAAATACAAGAGCATGTTCGGTGAAACACTTGCTCCTGTAAAGTTCGAGACAAACAAAGAAGCATCAGAGTTTGTAGATAGATACAAGGAAGTTTCTAACTTTCCTATCTTCGGACAAACACAATGGGGTTACCAATATATCACAGAAAAATATCCCGGCGAGATTGCCTGGGATCCTAAACACATCGACATCTATTCTATTGATATAGAAACAACAGCAGAGAATGGGTTCCCAGATGTAAACAATCCTATTGAGAAAGTTCTTCTCATAACCTTACAAAACAACAACACAAAAAAGATAACAACATTTGGACTAGGTAACTTTACTCCGGGCGAGGCTACTAAGGACTACAACATAGACTATCGCCCCTGTTCTGACGAACGAATTCTATTACAAAACTTCTTAGATTGGTGGAATGCTAATACACCTGACGTTATAACAGGTTGGAATACAGAACTGTTTGACTTGCCTTATCTTATTGCTAGGGTAGAACGTATCTTAGGTGACGAGGATAAAAAACGTTTCAGTCCCTTTGGCTTAGTTGCTAGAAAAAATCTAACGATAGGTGGTAGGGAGCAAGTTAAGTATGAGATGACAGGCGTTGCTCAGTTAGATTACCTAGACTTGTATAAGAAGTTTACATACATTACCCGAGAATCCTACAAACTAGATTACATTGCAGATGTAGAACTAGGACAAAAGAAACTTGAAAGTGGGTTTGATACTTTCAGAGAGTTTTATGAGAATGACTGGAACAGGTTTGTAGAGTATAACATCATTGATACTGTCCTTGTAGATAAACTTGAGGACAAGATGAAGTTAATTGAACTTTGTCTAACAATGGCATACGACGGCAAGTGCAATTATGCAGATGTATTTTCATCTGTTAGGACTTGGGACTGTTTGTTGTACAATCATTTGATCGATCAAGATGTTGTGATACACTTGAAGCCCGATCGTCCCTCAAGAAATATTGCAGGTGCTTATGTACAAGAGCCTGTACCCGGTGAATATGAATGGGTTGCTTCTTTCGATGCGACTTCACTGTATCCCTCAATCATTATGCAGTATAACATGTCTCCAGAAACACTGGTTCCTGGTTATACATTTGATGTGCAAATTAAAGACTTACTTACAAAAGGTTATGACTTATCCCAACTTCGGGATAAGAACTACGCAATGGCAGCTAATGGTTATTGTTTTACTCGGGAAAAGCAAGGATATTTCCCAGAGATTGTACAAAAGTTTTTTGATGATCGTCAGAAATATAAGAAGTTGATGTTGGAATCCAAGCGTAAGTATGAGGAAACAAAAGCAGACGTATACAAAAACGAGATTGCTAAGTACAACAATTTTCAGATGGCTCGTAAGATTCAACTTAACTCTCTTTATGGTGCGATGGCTAATGAATACTTTAGATACTATGATGATAGGATTGCAGAAGGTATTACATTGTCCGGACAATATATTATTCAGGACACAGCACAAGCACTAAACCTTTTTCTCAACAGGGTTTGTGGGACTAATAATGAGGTAGTATATAGCTTTTACTCCGACACAGACTCATGCTACATTACTCTCAAGAACCTTGTTGAGACTTTTTACAAAGACAAGCCTAAGGATAAGATTGTTGACATCCTAGATCAAATAGGTACAGAGCAGATTGAGCCCTGTATTGATAAGGCAATGAGTAAACTTGCTAAATACACAAACGCCTTTGAACAAAAAATATTCTTTAAACGTGAGGCAATCGCAGATAAGGCCATTTGGATAGCAAAGAAACGTTATGCTATGAACGTGTGGGATAATGAAGGTGTTCGTTATTCTACTCCAGACTTAAAAGTTATGGGTTTAGAAATTGTTCGTTCTTCTACACCTGCTCCTGTTCGAGATAGTTTACGAGAAGCCGTTAGACTCTGCTTAACCTCAGATCAGGACACACTACATAAGTTTATTGAAAGCACAAAGTCTAAGTTTAAAAGTATGAGCCCTGAGGAAATAGCTTTTCCACGTGGGTGTAATAACATGGCAAAGTATAGAAGTTCCTCACACATCTATAACAAAGGAACTCCTATGCACGTTAGGGGTAGTTTGCTCTACAACTTTTATCTAGAAAAAAATAATCTTTCTCATAAGTATGAACAAATTCAGGAAGGCGATAAGATTAAATTTTTATATTTGTATGAGCCTAACCTTATAAAAGAAAATACGGTTGCATTTGTTACAAAGCTCCCCGAGGAGTTTGACTTGCACAAGTACGTTGACTATGATACAATGTTCCAAAAGGCATTTTTAGAACCTATGGATACTATTGTTAAAAGCATGGGTTGGACAACTGAACCTGTTGCTACATTGGAGGATTTATTTTCATGATAAAAACATTAATTGTGGGTTATGGCTTTGTTGGAAAAGCAACAGAGTACATGTTAGAGTTTACAGATGCTCAGGTATCTAAACATGATCCTTTGTTGGGTTATGAGGAAGGTAAAGAAAAGAAATACGATTTTGTTTTTCTTTGTGTACCTACTCCAGATAATGGTAAGCATTTAGACACTACTCTTTTAGAAAAAGTGTATGAGGAATGGAAAGGTAAAGGACAAATTATTATTAGAAGTACAATAGGTCCCGATCAAGTTAGTTTATTCCCAGATGCGGATTTTATGCCAGAGTTTCTCAGGGAGAAACATTGGAGAGAAGATGTAGTTAGCAAAGAACTTCCCATAGTTACTTCTAATAAAGTTTTGGGTGAATACCTACAAGACTTTTTTATGTTGAAGGACATACATATTGTTAGTGGTAAAGAAGCTATGATGTTTAAGTTGGCTAGGAACACAGCCCTAGCTATGCGAGTAGCATTAGCAAATGACTTTTATGACATTTGTGAAGAACAAGGTATGGACTATGAGAGTATAGAAAAGATGTTATCCCGAGATGTATCAATTGGAGGATCACATTGGAAATGCCCAGGGCCCGACGGTGGTTTAGGTTTTGGGGGAAAATGTTTACCAAAAGACTTGACACACATGGCTAACCTATGTAATAATACAACATATCACAATCATATGTTAGAGGCTTTAAAACAAAATACAATTAGACGTGTCAGGCAATTAGATAAACTCTTGTCTGGTATGGAATGGTAAGGAGATATTATGAGTTTACTTGATAAATTAAAAAAGAACAGCACGATTAAAGAATCAGAAATATTATCTAATTCTAAATTTTTTAATACAAAGGATTTAATACAAACGTCTGTTCCAGCACTTAACGTTGCGTTGAGTGGAAAACTAAATGGAGGACTTACACCTGGCTTGACAGTTTTTGCAGGTCCTTCTAAACACTTTAAGACAGCATTTAGTTTGTTGTTGGCTAAATCCTATCTAGATAAGTATGAGGATGCCATTGTTCTGTTTTACGATTCAGAGTTTAGTTCACCTCAGTCATACTTTCACACCTTTGGTATTGATACTGATCGTGTTGTTCATACACCTATTACAGATATTGAACAGCTTAAACACGATATCATGTCTCAGTTAAATGGATTAGAACGAGGTGATCATGTTATCATTCTTGTTGACTCCGTAGGAAACTTAGCTAGTAAAAAAGAAGTAGAAGATGCCTTAGATGGTAAGAGTGTAGCTGATATGACAAGGGCTAAACAAATGAAGTCGTTGTTTAGAATGATTACACCTCACCTAACACTAAAGGATATTCCTGCAGTGGTTGTTAATCACACATACAAAGAGATTGGATTGTTTCCTAAAGACATTGTTTCTGGTGGAACAGGCATTTATTATTCTGCAGACAATATCTACATCATTGGTAGACAGCAGGAAAAACAAGGTGCTGATCTAGTAGGCTATAATTTTATTATTAATGTTGAAAAGTCTCGCTTTGTTAGAGAGAAGTCTAAAATTCCAATTGAAGTAACTTTTGAAGGTGGTATTAGCAAATGGTCCGGACTTTTGGATATGGCAATGTCTTCTGGACATGTTATTAAACCTAGTAATGGTTGGTATCAAAGAGTAGACATGGAAACAGGTGAAGCAATTGATCCTAAAGTTCGTGCCAAGGATACATACACTAAAGAGTTTTGGTTGCCTGTATTAAAAGACGAAACATTTGTAAAATGGATTGAGAATAGATATCTTATATCCTCAAGCGACGGCATTATTAAAGATGAAGTTTCTGAAGAAGACATTGAAAAAGCCTACGAAGAAGCCTGAGGGATCTTGTGATAGATGTCAAATAACTATCTGGGAAGGCGATAGGGCTCTTTGCTTTCATGGAGAAGGCGGAGAGCTTTATATATGTGAGAATTGTGTAGAAGAAGTAAGACGAGAATATGTGGACGAAAACATACTTTGAAGTTTGGCCTGTATTAGACTGTAATCTTAAATGTGCTCGCTGTAGCATGGCAAGTCCCTACTTTAAAAAGAATACGTTTTTAAATTTTAAGGACTATAAAAAAGATATTGATGTACTAAAACAATGGTTCCACATTGATCTTATACGAATAGGTGGAGGAGAGCCAACACTACATCCTAGAATTGTAGACTTTTTAAAGTACCCTAAGGAGCAGGGCTTTTGTTATAAGACTAATATAATTAGTAACGGCATAAACCTTGTAAAGATGACAGATGAGTTCTGGGAAGCACTTGATATTTTAAACATTAGTGTTTATAAAAATGTAAACATTAACTATGATAAAATTTACAGGCTAATAGAAAATAAACTAGCTCAGTATCCTCATTTGATGTGCCATGAAATTACCAATCCTAATGTTGTAGACAATCTCAAGGCTGTTCAAAAAGACATACATAGTAAAAATTCAACTGTGAATATTCTATCTGGAAACTTTAAAGAGCTGTATAGAAACACTCCTCAAAGAAATGATATGCTAACTGAAATAGCATTCAGAAGATGTTGGATGAAGGATAGTACCTGGGGATTTCACCAAGGAAATTTTTATAGATGTCCGTTATCTTTTGTAAAAGAAAAACTTTACATACAGGAAGGCTTAGACAATCCATATGACTATGGCTTAGATAGAGTTAACCTACACGAAAAAGACAGCAAAGAAAAATTAGAAAAGTTTTTATATGGTCCTATAAGTCATTTACAAGCATGTAAAACATGCTATGCCTTTAATGACGGTGAGGATTATCCTCATGAACAATTAAATAGAATAGACGTGAGAGATATATTACATGTATAAAATTGTAATGACAGGTGGTAATAAGGGTTTCGGTGTTAAACTTTTTGAGCAACTAAAACAAGCAGGACACGAAGTAGAAAGATATAGCAGGTCAAACGGTTATGATATTTCAAAACCAGAGGATCGTCTTTTTATTACCGATGCTACAAATTCATGTGATGTTTTTATAAACTTGGCATACAATCATTCTTCCTTAGATAACTCACAGGAACTAATGATTAAAGAAGTTTATGAGAGGCATTATCCTACACATAATTTATCTAATGCAGTTCCTCAGCGTGATAATGTTAAACCTTTATTGATAACTATAGGAAGCCATGTTGTTTGGTGGGAGGAGTATGGTGAAGAAGCAAAAATGTATCGCCCACCTGATGCAGACTTCTATAGTGAAATTTTAAATTTTGATGTCATGGCAGAATATATAAAATCCAAAAAATCTCATTATGAGTACGTTAAGGATAAAAGGATTTCAAACGTAAGGCTTGGTGCTATTCATTCTGGTGTATCAGCTACAAATCCGGTCACCAAGGATATAGCAATGCCATACGATTCAATGTATAATGTAATTAATTTCATAATGGAAATGTATTTTGATAAAACGATTTTCGTATATGATATTGAGGTAAACTAATTGAATAAAATTTTAATCATGGGACTTCCTGGTAGTGGCAAAACTACATTAGCAAAAGAACTAGCATATCATTTTCTTGTTCCATATTACAATGCAGATACACTAAGAGAGAAGCACGATGATTGGGATTTTACGGAAGAGGGGAGACTAAGGCAGGCTTATCGTATGTCTTTTTACGACTTTGGTATATTTGATTTTGTTTGTCCACTCAAAAAAATGAGAGATATTGTAGATGCAGACTATATAATATGGATGGACACAATTAAAGCAGGAAGATTTGCAGACACTAATAAGATTTTTGAGTCTCCACAAAAATACAATTTAAGGATTAAAACATGGATTGGACAAAACCAACTACTCAACTCCTTGGAAGGTTTCAGCCCTGGCACAAAGGGCATACAGAGCTATTTAAAAGAGCAATTTCCAAGACTGGTCAAGTAGTAATTTTACTCAGGGCTTCTGATGGAACAGAAGGTAATCCCTATGACTTTAACGAACGCTCAGTACAGATTACAACAGCTTTGGCAAAAGAAGGCTTTTATTCTTCAGAACATTATGTTATAATGAATGTTCCTAACATAACACATATTACCTATGGTAGGGACGTTGGTTATAAAATTGAACAGGAAAAATTAGAAGACAAGATAGAGGAAATCTCTGCTACTAATATCCGTAAAGGACTGCAACAAATTGCAGACACCCACCCTATGGAGTAAAATTAATTGAAGACAAGAATTGAAGATGCAATTTTAAATAACCTGCTAACGAATGATAATTACTTTCGAAAAGTAATTCCTTTCTTAAAGGCAGAGTATTTTTCGGGTGAACATAAAATAATTCTAAGAAAAATTGTAGAGTATTCTGAGAAGTACAACGACCCACCCACAAAACAAGCATTAAGAATTTCTGTAGATGAAGATAGAAGTATATCTGAATCTGACTTGCCCGCTGTACAAGAATGGGTAGATGAAATTGCCCAGATAGAGACAGACGAGGCGTGGCTTCTCGATGAAACTGAAAGGTATTGTAAAGACAAAGCAATCTATAATGCTATTATGGAAAGCATTCAAGTTATAGATGGTAAGGATAAACAAAGAGGTCCTGATGCTCTTCCAGGAATGTTATCAGAAGCATTACAGGTTGGTTTTGATAACAACGTAGGACATGATTATATCGAAAATGCTGATCAACGTTTTGAATTTTATCATAGACTAGAAGAAAAGCTACCCTTTGACTTGGAAATGTTTAACAAGATAACAGAGGGAGGCCTTGCTAACAAAACATTAAATATTGCATTGGCAGGCACGGGTGTAGGTAAGTCTTTGTTTATGTGTCATATGGCGGCTGCTTGTATATCTCAAGGTAAAAATGTTTTATACATTACTCTTGAGATGGCAGAGGAAAGGATTGCAGAACGTATAGATGCAAACTTGTTTAATTTGCCTATACATGATTTGAAAGACTTAAGCAAGTCTATGTTTGACGATAGGATATCTAAAATAAATAGCAAAATACAGGGTAGGCTAATTATTAAAGAATATCCAACAGCATCGGCACATGCAGGACACTTTAAAGCGTTATTGAATGAACTTAAACTTAAAAGAAACTTTTCTCCGGACATTATTTTTATTGACTATCTTAATATCTGTTCTTCTAGTAGGTTCAGAGCAGGATCGTCTGCTAACTCATATACTATTATTAAGTCTATAGCAGAAGAGCTAAGAGGACTTGCTGTAGAATATGATGTTCCTATTGTTAGCGCTACACAAACTACAAGGGGCGGTTACAACAGCAGTGATGTAGAACTAACAGATACTTCTGAGTCCTTTGGCTTGCCTGCTACAGCAGATTTAATGTTTGCTCTTATAAGTACAGAGGAGATAGAAAAGTTAGGACAGATGATGGTTAAACAATTAAAGAATAGATATTCTGATCCTACTAGAAACAAAAGATTTATGATAGGCGTTGATAGGGCAAGAATGAAATTGTTTGATTTAGAAAATCCTACAGCAGATCTTCAGGACACAGGTAAAGATGATGGCCCTGTATTTGATAATTCTAAATTTGGTAGCAGGTTTGAGGGCATTAAGTTTTGATTTTAAATTTTTACGGAATAGAATGGGAAACAGTTGATCCCTGGACTACAAAACATGCTGTAGCAATCAGAGACAATCTTCAGTATATGAAGGAATACTTTTTCCTTGACAAGGATCGAGAGTTTTATTTAGAAAAAATTCGATCCTTATGTGAAGAACTTTTAATCCCAGAAACAGCACACTTTAATTTCTCAAATCCTACATTGATGTTTCAGTATTTGGAAACATGGATAGGAGAATCCACAACAGCACAGAGACAATCTTATCTAGATTTAAGAGACTATTTAATATTGTATGAGAAGGCAGACTTTGAGCAACCATTGCATTGGGGGTTTAAAGGTGGTTCAAAAAGATTTAGATTACGAGACGAGGATTACTTTAAATTTACTTTACAAAGAAACTTTGGAGATATGTTTTTATCCTATCCTCACCTTGAAGGAAGATCATTTGAACAAATAGTGGCAACAGGTAATTTTAATATAGACCAATCTCTTCTTGTTCCTCAATATTGGACAAGCACAGACTTTGAAGTACATTTAGACGATCCTATTACGGAAGAGGACGCGGAACATTTAAAGGAACACTATAAGGCTTTCTATCAAAAGATGCCAGACAAATTGCCTTATAATTTCCACGACCCTAGGATGGCGTTAGGTGAAATAAAAATTGCTACACTAAAAACAGAAATAGACAAAGAAGAGCTGTTAAAAGTATTTAAAAACATAAGGGAAAAAAAGTTATAAATAGTTCTTGATTACTTTAGTAAGGAGAACTATTATGGCAGAAGAAGAAGTAAAGGCTAAAGAGTTCCACCCTGCAGACACCAATGGTGACGGTAAAGTAGATGATGAAGAAAAAGCAATGTACATGGAATTTAAGAGAAAAGAACTTGAAGACCAGGATGCAATGCGAGACAGTCAACGTAGTATGGCTTGGTTTGCACTTTGGGGTATGTTACTCTATCCTTTTGCTGTGGTCGTTGCTAGTTTAGCAGGACTAGAACAAGCTCAAGCTACATTAGGAGATATGGCACCAACATATTTTGTAGCAGTAGCAGGTATTGTTGCAGCATTTTTTGGAGCTCAAGCATTTAAAGGTAAATAAGAATTGATAGATTACATTACGGCAACGCACAATGCCTTTGAACTACATGATGAGTATAGTACACAGACTCCGGTACCACATGTAAGACTAAAAAACTTTCTGCCAGAAAATCTAGCACGCAGAATGTTTGAGGAGTCGAACACAATACCTGATCATCACTGGTCTACCTTTGAGAGAAATGGTAGTCGGATGCAGGAGTGTATAAAAACAGAACACATGCCAGTCGCTAGAGAATTTATTGAAGGATTACATGGCGCTTTGGGCATGGAATGGTTGTGCAAATTAGTAGGAAGAGATGATTTAATTTCTGATCCTTATCTAGTAGGAGCAGGATATTCTAAATCTTGGAATGGCGACAGTTTAAAAGTTCATACAGATTTTAACTGGAACGACAGATTAAAATTACACAGAGCACTTTCCTTAATCGTATACTTAACACCCGACTGGGACCCTGAATGGAAGGGTGCCCTAGAGTTCTGGGATCATAAAAAAGAAAATATGATAAAGGACTTTCCGTGTGAATTTAACAGTGTAGTAATATGGGATTACCATAAGAGAGGATTTCATGGTTATCCTAAACCACTAAAATGTCCTGAAGATGTACACCGGACAACTTTTAGATTATTTTTCTATTATAGTGATGCAGACTATAAAGATGGGGATAGGCCTCATAGAAGTTTGTATTGGTATGATAAAGAAACAGATGAGCCCTTTGATTTACCAACAAGGAAATAATAATGAGATTTTACAGTGCGGCCAAACGAGGTGATGGATTCCTCAATCAACATATCTATAAAATGGATACTGCTCTAAGTGATCCAAATGCAATCTATTTTTACGATAGACTAGATGCCGCAGTTCGTGGTGTTAGATTTGAAGACTTGATGTCTCAAGAGCATTGGGATCATTTAAGAGATACATTCGGTACAAAGATATTAATATACTTTCCAGATGATTATTTTAATAAAAGAGATTTGGTTGCTATTAGAAACCAGCTAAAGAGACAAAAAATACCTGTAGAAAAAGTTCACTGGATTGTTAAGGACGAACTCTTTAGAAAATTTGTTTTGAAATGCTGGAAGGATTACGGTGAACCTCATATCTATCTTTATGGTGCTCTTCAATTAAGAGTTCCTTGGGTGCCTGAAGAAAAGTTAATACAGCCTAGCAAAGCACAATTTTCTTGTTTCAGTAGAAACTATCACCCAGAAAGATTGGCACTATACCTAGATTTTTACAGAAAAGATTTTTTAAGTGATATGATTTTTTCATTTCACAGAATGAATCCATACTTTATGACTGATGCGGATAAAGGGCCACAGGCTGAGTATTTAGAACGTGTTAAAATCTATACTACAGAAGAGATGATAAAGGATGCAACAGAAATTCTTAAGGGTGAAGTAAGACCTGGAATAGCAAATTGGATAAGGAACACCCCTTACGAAGTTGATCCAACCTCCGATCCAAGACAAAAATTGGATAAGTGGAATGATGTAATTGTAAATGCAATTTTAAAAACTGACATACATATTTTAATAGAGTCTCACTATCTTCCCTTTAAAAACTTTTATGGAGATTACTTACAATATCAGAACGGCGATTTATCAATACAAGATTTTAGCCCAGCATTCTTAACAGAAAAGACCTATAAAGCAATACTTTGTGCCAAACCTGTTATAGCATATTCAACACCATACTTTATGAAAGAATGGCTTGACATGGGCTTTAAAACATTTCATCCATACATAGACGAAACATATGATAGTATAGAAGACGACAATCTCCGCCGACATGCAATTTGTATGGAAATGGGAAGATTGAAGGCAATGAAAAAAACAAACCCTGAACAATATGCTGAAGTTATGTCAAATTGTAATAAGATTGCTCTATTCAATAGAAACGTATTAATACAACAAAACTTAGATCAACAGCAAGATTTTCAGGATGTTCCTTGGTTAAAGGATACATTAATTGATTGGAGACCTTATTGGATTTCACACGATCCCGAGGACTTTGTTAAAGATCAAGTTCTACAATTACGAGAGGCAAATTACAGTAACGAGCCTAAACAGTGATAGTTTTAGCAATGCCTCGATCAGGAGGCACAAAATTTTGTTTAGATAAATCTGAGGAGACAGGCTTACCTTTTTTTGGTGAGCTTCATTCTACGCACATACAAGAGTATCCAGATGTATTCTTTGTATCTATTACTCAGATTAAAAAAGAAACGCATGAGGCACCTGTACAGCCAGAGTGGACAACAGAGCAATTTATGAAGGGTTGGGCAGATCATAAGAACAGAATAGTCCTAGCCAATGCAGAAACATCTACTCAACTTTTGCCCTTTGCAGATTACTATTTGGTTAGGCGTAATTGGAAGAACGTTTTCTATTCATCCTATGACTATATACTGAGAAGTCAGTTCGCAGAGTTTATCGATTTTAAGCAGTTCGTTATGAACTCATCTAAAGTCCTAGCCAATAGCTATGCATCTATACTAGATTACTGCTATTTCAACGATAAAGAGATCACATGGTATGAGGATCTATATGACGTGAACACGGAGTATAACCTATTGAAAACTAATAAGGATTTCAACATATTTGACGAAACTATCCAATCCGTAGCTAACGGATTCGGCATATCCCAAAAGATTGACCGTCTGTCTTAGGGCCTGAGGGTACCCTAATACCCCACTAATACCCAGATATACCCCCTCAAGAGAGGCGTTTACAGGGGATCTCAGAGCGAAATGTAAGTCATTGATTTATATAACAAAAAAAAAATCAAAAAAATGTGAAAAAATGCTTGACAAATGGTATAAAAGGCTCTATAATAGTGGTATACAAAGTGAGGAAGTGGTTATGTCGAAGTTAGTTATTTGGACCCAATACAAAGAAAATTACGGTGCCCATGATTGGGACGGTAAGGGCGAGTGCCCTCAGTATTGGAAGTTCAAGGGTGGCGACACCTATGTTGTTCGTAATTTGAGCACTGCTCAGATCAACAAGATTGCTCAGGAGGGCATTCCTACTCTGACGGATCTCATTGAGTACCGTAACGAGGCTTCCGAGGAGTATATCCTAGGTTGGGAGATCGTTGAGGACGATGCTCGTGAATGCGAGGATTGGGATACTGTAACCGAGTTTGTCTGGAAAATGGATCGTTGGATTTGCCAGCGTTTTACCAACAATGACGAGCATGGTTACATGCGCCGTGAAATTCTCGCTAAGAGTGAGTCATGGATTCCTCTCTCACAGAGCGAACGCTCAGATTATAAGTGTGAATTCAAAACTGCCAAAGGGTGGTTCACTGGCGAGCAACTACAAAAAGAACTGGAGGCAGCATAGAATTGATCATTTTGGTCATCTTTTGCTTGACTTTCTCAATTAGTGGTGCTATAATAGTAGGGTAAATTGTTAGGAGAAATACATTATGTCTAATCAAACTTTTAAATTTGCGGGTTATTCTGTTACGTCAAACGGTGTTACTAAGGCACGTTTTGGCAACGACATGGTTTCCCGTATTAAGAAACTGAAAGATAACTCGGAACACTTTTTTCTCGAGTTACCTTCAGCAATGACTAAAAAAGATGCAGCTAAGTATCTTTTGGACAATGCCGATATTGGCAGTGCTCAAACTAAGGATGCTCTTTTGAAAGTCATTCATCGTAACGTTCCTAAAACTGTAAAGGTAGTTAATACTGCCCCAGCAGTTTCTGGTTCGACAACTGTAGTAAATGAAACGTCTAACTAATAGGAGTATATTATGACTAAGACTGTATCTACAAACCAAACCAAGAAGATCCTTAACTTCTTGTCTTCAGGGCAGAGTCTTTCTGAGGCTCAGGCTGAAAGAATGTTTGGAGTTCGTTCAGTAGGTGCTCGAATTGCAGAACTTCGAGAAGCAGGTTTTCCTGTTTACACCAACGTGAGCAAGACAGGTAAAACTGTCTATCGCCTCGGTACCCCAAGCCGAGCAATGATCGCTGCAGCTTATTCTGTAGCAGGTGCTACTTTATTTAAGTAAGCATTTCTTTGTAATGAGAAAGTCCTGGGCAAGACTTACAAAAGGCCCACTTTTGTTGAGTGTATAAATATCGAGAGCCGCCGGATTAGCTCAGCAGGTAGAGCAGCTCACTTGTAATGAGAAGGTCGCGAGTTCGATTCTTGCATCCGGCACCACTTATTTAATGGAGAATATTATGGTAACACCAACCGAAGTTTTACAAAAACATTTCACTGCACAAATTGATAAACATAAACTCAATGTGCAAATTCTTTTAGAAAATCCTAGAGCAATTCCAGAGCATACGGACTTTGCCGAAGCTGTAGAAAAAGAACTAGAGCAGGTGGCACATTGGAACGATATGCTTGAGGCATTACGTTTATGCGAGCAGTAGTAGCAGCCCTTACATCGTGGGACGCTGAGAAACTAGATAGATGCCTTGCCTCTGTTCCTGAGGACATTGATAAAGTCGTTATTTGTAATACACAAGACGAAGGTTATCCTACACAGGCAAGACTTGTGGCTAGAAAGCATAACGCACATTATTTTACTACTGTATCTAATGGCACACCTGGCAGAGGTAAACAGACAGTTTTAGATTGGTTCTCTACAGACTCACCTCATGACTGGCTTATACCTATAGATGCAGATGATTATTTCTTCGAAGGGGGTATTCAGAAATTGATGCTCCTATTGCACAAACATCAACCAGATGTAATTGGACTAAAACACAATCCAATGTTCTTAGATGGTAAACCAACAACATTGGAGAATGCTTTAGACAACGGAGAGTTTTTTGATGCAGGGTATGTAGAAGGTAGTCGAAGAAACTTAGTCGCTTTTTATGAGCTTCAACAAACCTTGAAACAAATTATTCCTTTTAACAGAATACTTGCATTGTCTAAAAAAGGTGCAGGTTGTTTTGAATATACAGATCAATTATTTGGTTCTGAGGACATCATAGCTAATGTCGATTTGTATAGAGAGCATTGTAATGGCAACATTAAATACTGCCTTACAGAAAAGGAAATCTATATGTATGATTGTGCTAGAGGTTCTTTGATGAAGTTCTTTCAAGATACTAGAGCAATTATAGCAACTATCAGTAAGGTTAAGAGCAAATTTGATTTTGAAAGACAAGAGCTCCAGGTTATTTGATACAATAGACAGTAAGACTGATATTGATATCATAAAACAATTTTGCGATGATGCTAGGTCAGATGGGCTGGAAGGTAGTCTAGCATTTGAAACAAAAGGTTGGCACAACAACCAGGCGTCTTTTCTATACAAAGTTATAGTTGATAAGACATTTGATCAGGACAAGGGTGGGGTATATATTGTCTGTAAAGATGGTGATCGAATAGTAGCAGGACAAGGCTCTTGCAGATTACATGATACAGAGTATATGATTTTTGGAACACGTGGTTACACAATGCCCAAATATAGGAATAGGCATAACTATGATTTCCTACAATATTGTACCTCAAAATTTTGGGAGTTATACATAAAAGAGTACAAAGGTTATATTATGGCCTTTAATAAGTACAATTACAAAATATTTCTCAAGTATATGAGATTAAATAATGTAACCCCCGATTATTTTGATCAATATGTATGGCACAGGGGTAGGAAAGTAGTGCCTATGCGTCCTCATCCAGATCTAATAAATATTAATTATACGCCACAGCACGTTTTATATGGCGGTAAACATGAAGCAGAACTTTTGGAATATTTGAATGCAAACAAAGTCTAAATTAAATTGGAAGCATATGGTAGGATGGCATAATGCTGCACTTACCTTTGCACAGTTTGTCATTGTTCCGTATTCCTTTTATCTTTTATTCACGCACGATCATAACATTGCAGGAGTAGCAACTTCTGTTCTCATCACATATCTTTTTTGTAGTGTTGGTTTTACAATAGGCAATCATAGGTACTTTGCACACAGAGCATTTAAAACGACACGAACAAATGAAAAGATCCTATCTATACTAGCTATACTTGGTACGTGGATTAGTCCATTGAGATGGGCTGCAAGCCATTACCATCACCACAAACACTCTGATACAGAATATGATATTCATAGCCCTAGCTATTTAGGTTGGAAATCTATGTTCTTTCTATTTCACAATTATAAAGCACAGCCAGCTCTTTCATTGCCTGCAGGTAGACTAGCTAAAGACAGTTGGCATACAGCCATTCACAAGTACATTTATTTTATTATTTTATTTTATGCACTATCTTGTTATATGTTATTTGGTTTTAATGGTTTAGTATATGGTTGGCTTTTTCCAACTTCTTACACTATACTAGGACAGATGTCTTTGATCAATGCACATGACAACGGCAAACCTATAGATTCAACTTTTGTCAATATAATGACAATGGGCGACGGCAATCATGCTAAGCACCACGATGACCCAAAAGATTACGAGAAGGATATCTTTATTCGTCCCGTTATCAATTTTATTAAAACATAAATGGTCATCTTGTAGTTGATTTTATTTTTTTATGGTGTTATAATGTTTTTTAATCTAATGGAGTGTACCTATGGCAAACAACGTCTACAATGATATTTCGCTAGTCTCTAGCAACAAAAGTGCAAGGAAAAAATTTATTGAAGCCTTTCAATCGGTAACGGATTTGAATGAGTGCGGATTAGAATTTTCTTCTATCCTTCCTGAATGGGATGGTGAATGGGCTTCGCGGGAATACATGGAAGAGTACGTTGGTCCAAAGTGGGCAAACCTAGATGATTATCAAGGTGATGACTATGCTTATGTTGTTTCAGCATGGGGCCCGCCGGTAGCTTTCATGAGACAATTAGCTAAAGAACTAAGCATGTTAGATGCAGACGTTAAACTTCGTATGAATTACACCGACGAGTTTTATAACTTTATAGGTACATGGGTATTTGCTAACGGTGAAGAAGATTATGAAGAAGCCGATGGTGATTGGTTCTTTAGAAAAAGAGCAGAAGAAGTAGGCACCCCGCTAAAAGAATATGACTCTTTTGAAGATGATGGGTGGTATGATTTTATTGATGAAACAATCTTCAGCTGGGCAGATGAAATGTTGAGAGACAAAGATGAAATTAAATTACTCTGAGGCTTTTAAAAAAAGCCAACGTATAGGGTTTACCTGTAGCACATTTGATTTGTTGCATGCAGGACACATCACAATGCTTGAAGAAGCTAAACGAAATTGTGATTACTTGATTGTTGGATTACAAAACGATCCCACGTTAGATCGTCCAGAGAAAAATCGTCCAGTACAATCTATTGTAGAAAGGCAAATTCAATTGGCAGCTGTAAAATATATCGACGAAATTGTCATATATAATACAGAACGAGATTTAATTGATTTGCTTTTGACTTTACCTATTGATGTTAGAATTATAGGTGAGGAGTATAGAGACAAAGAGTTTACAGGAAAAGAACTTCCTATAGAAATGGTTTATAATTCTAGAAAGCATTCCTTTAGTAGCACAAGTTTAAGAAAGAGGGTAGCAGATGAAGCAGTATAAGGTTAGAGAAAGAAGGTTAGGAGCTCTTGAAAGATTAGAGAGCGCAAAGTTTTTCCCAAAGAAAAACAAAAAGGGACAAGAGCGTTCCGAAAAGACTTGGGAAGAAAATAGGCAAGCTCAAATTGAGACTTTGAAGAAGAGGGTAAACTTTGCATAGGTTTACCGAGCATGTAACGGAACTACATAATATAGCTCGCAAAGTTGAAATTGAATTTGGTAATGTAAATGGCACAATATCTCAAACATTGAGGAAATGTGCCGATCGATTAAATGAAATTGGAAAAGGTGAAAAAAATGAGCAAAGAAACAGTACAAAGAAAAATAGCTAATTGTATTATGGCTAGTAAGAGGGCTTTAGATCCTAGTTTTAGAGCCTATTGGAAAGATACGGCATCAAAACTAGCAACTCAGTACAATGTGAACTTAGAAGAAATTAAAAAACATCCGGAGTTTTATAATGCTAAAGCTAGTAGCATGCACTAAGTTATGGAATAACATTGGCACGTCGGATATTCCGATGTGGCGTGTTGTTGGTGGTAACGAATATATTATTGCTAGGTTTGAAGAGGAGCCCACTTGGGCAGACGTGGGCGAGGCAGTAACTAAGTTCATGCACATCCTTGAAGGTAAGATTCAAATGGGGATTGTTGAAACCTATGTTGGATTTGATTTGTTTGACAATAACAATCTAACACATGGCGAAAACTTTCAATTACAAAATGGCGGAACTATTGATTTCCCCACAGAGGACTTAACAAAGTTAGATGTTCGAGAAGACATGGCTGGAATCTCAGGGGAAATTTGAGAACAAAGATAAGATGCCACCTAGGCTAACTATAGCCTATTCTTACTTTGAAGAACCTGAGTTACTAGAAAAACAAATAAGTCTCTGGGAGGATTATCCTCCTGGAGTAGAAATTTTTATTACAGATGATTATTCTGTAAAATATCCAGCACATGATATACTTAAAGATGTTTATTTTCCATACGGTGTTGATATACAGCTTTGGAGAGTAACAAGAGATCTAGGATTTAATTCTCATGGTTGTAGAAATTTAGCAGCCAAGTACGCACCAACAGATGTTATTGCTTTTTTAGATATGGACATGACATTAAATCCAGGTGATGTTGGGCAGTTAAGAAGAATAACTTATTCTAAAGGCAGAGCATACTTCTTCAATATGTATAGTTATGCTAAGAAACAATTTTTTCAATTCCCAGGACATTTGAATACATTTATTGTACATCGAGATACCTATTGGGAAGCCGGTGGTTATGATGAGTCCTTTACGGGATATCATACAGGAGATAGAGAATTTCATCAACGTTTAGAACAGGTTTCTACAAGAAACAATGTTGGTATTACCTTAGGACTACACCGAGGTGGTAGAAAAGCTGTTGTTGATGTGGGTGTAGAGGGCATATTAGAGTATGATAACGAAAATATGCTAATTAAATACTCTAAACCTGTTCCAAATTTGGAACAGTTAAGGGGTACAGTTTCTAACAAAATAAACTTTCCTTTTGTTAGATTGTTATAAATAATAAAGCACACATGTATAGTGTGCTTGATATATATATCAGGGAGAGACTTATGAAAAAACTAGCTATTGCCTTAATGGCGACTGGCTTGTTAGGCATGGTGGGCTGTGCTTCCACGGGTACCGAGTATTACGAGGCTATCAGGAAAACAGCAGAAGCTAATGCTTTAGCAAGCGCCGCTAAATATGAGGCGTTATCAAAAATAGCAAGTAGTGGAGATCAAGGGGCAGCATCAGCCGCGGTTATGGCTATTGCGCTTACTCAAGACAGGTCTGTAGTTCCCCAATATGTTGAGTCAGATGCCTTAAAGTGGGCCAGCGTCTTAGTACCTGGAGCCACTACATTAGGTAGCATCTGGTTGCAAACGGACTTAGCTAAAGCTCAATCTAATAATAGCAAGGAAATTCAAATGGCAAGTTTTGCTTCGAATCAAGCTATTCAATTGGGACAGCAGGACATGGTTGTTGGTCTAGGATCACAATGGTCTACTGCTTCTACAGCTAGTGCTGATCTTGCGATTGCAGGATTTACTGCTCTTAATACCGCAGGACAACAAACAGTTGACTTAGGTATTGCGGGACTTGGCACTGCTGATAGTATTGCAGGTGCTGGCTTTGACGCCACCACCAACGTTGCAGGCTTAGGTTTTGCCACTGTTGACAGTGTTGCAACAACCGGATTCCAAACTTCACAAAACATTTCAACTGCAGGTATGACTGGAATTGTAGATGTTAGTAAATGGGGTATGGATGGAATGGAGGCACTTGGTACAGCCGGCATGACTGGCATGGTTGATATTTCAACAGGGTACAATACTTTGTTGGATAGCATTCAAACTACCAATGCTGCTACTCTAACTACCACGTTGGGTGACGCTAATGCAACTAACTTGTCGGGACAGTCTAACTACGCTACAATCATTGCCAGCTTACAGGCAACGATTAATCAAATTAGCGCAGATCTAGCAACTCCAATTACTTGTCAGGATGATGGCACAGGCACTATTGTTTGTAACTAATTCCTAACCAACTAGGGCTCGAAAGAGCCCTTATCTTTCTTTAGATCTTATAAATACTTGATTCCCATAGGGGAAATAAGTCAAAATAATGCTTGACAAAAGGCTCATTTTGTGCTATAATAATGGTATAAAATGAAGAAACGGACTAAAGAAATGCTCTCATTCAAGAAACACATTACAGAACAGACAGAAGAAGACAAGCTCAAGCACTTGGAGCATGTAGAGGATCACGTCATACACGGAGGCGAACAAGGGTTTGCCCACGCCTTCCACAATTTGAACGATGTACATAACAAGTTGCTAGGCGGACAAAATGACACCAAAATTACTGTGAAGTATGATGGTAGTCCATCAGTCGTTTTTGGTAAGCATCCCGACACAGGTAAATTTTTTGTAGGATCTAAATCTGTGTTCAACAAGAAACCTAAAATTAATTATACACCTGAGGACATCGATAAGAACCACGGCCATTCCCCAGGGTTAACACAAAAATTAAAGGCTGCACTAGCACACTTACCTAAAGTTCACTCAGGTGAGGGTGTTTATCAAGCAGACATTATGCACACAAAAGGTGATGTTCGACACGATGGCACTCGTGTACATTACACACCGAACACAATTACCTACCACCACGATTCTAGCTCGGAACATGCACAAAAGGCTATGAACTCTCAAATAGGTATTGCAGTACATACAAAATACGAAGGCAAAAACTTTGCAGATATGAAAGCTGTTCATGGTGCAGACATTGAACTTAATGATCACCCTGATGTACACAATCTAAGTGTTCAACACGATTTAAGCAAAGTTGCTTATACACAGGAACAGCAGTCAGAGTACAAAAAACATATGGCAGCAGCCACAGAAGTGTTTAAGAAAACCAAAAAAGAAGCACACGCACACGTTGGCAAGCATGCAGAACACATTAAGACGTATATCAATCAAACTGTTCGCGATGGTAGTGAACCCAATCATGATGATTTCATAAAACATTATACAGCACATCATGATAAAAAGATAGCAGGAGTTAAATCGCCTGCTGCTAAGGCAAGACACACAGCAACCCGAGATAATGCCATTGCACATGCTAGTAAAAGCAAAGAACATATTACTAGCGTTCTACAAATGCACAAGCATTTACAAAATGCCAAAAACGTATTAACAAATGCCTTAGCATCCCATTCAGAGGTTGGACATGAAATTGGTGGGTTGCCCACAAAACCAGAAGGTTATGTTGTACACAGAAATGGACGCCCTTCTAAGTTTGTAGCACGACATGAGTTTAGTGCTGCCAACTTTGCTAGAGGAGACGAATTAAAAAAAGGTAAGTAAATGACGAAGTTAAAGCACTGGTGGTTAAAATTAATTAAAGAAGAATGGGAGTTAACCATTTTTCATATAGGTGATACAAAAGTATTGCCTGATGGTAGTAGGTTAGAGACAAGTTCGCCAAAGACATATCGTGTCAAAAAGCTAACAAAAATTACCCCTACACATTTTAAGTTTACAGACACACAGGGACAAAAACATGAAATTAAAACAGTCGCTCCTGTGGGTTACAATTTAGTAAAGGTATTTTAGATGCAAAAAGATAAACATATTGTGTTCGCATTTGGTAGGTTAAATCCTCCTACTGCGGGGCACAGCAAACTAATTGATAAAGTACATCAGTTAGCAAAGCAACATGGCGCAGATCACAGAGTTATTGTTAGCCATTCTTTTGATAAAAATAAAAATCCTTTACAGGCACATCAAAAAATTAATTACTTAAAGCACATTCATACGGGTGTTAAGTTTGAGGCAAGTAGTAGAGAACATCCTCATTTCTTAGCACATCTTAAAAAAATGCATCAAGAAGGACATACGCATGTAACTATGGTAGCGGGTTCGGATAGAGTATCAGAGTTTCAAAGACTAGCTGATAAGTACAACGGACCTAATGGTGAGTATCACTTCAAACATTTGAAAGTAGTATCTGCAGGACAGAGAGATCCAGATGCAGATGGAGTAGCAGGCATTAGTGGGACTAAAATGAGAACACATGCCGGAAATAATGATTATAAAAGTTTCAAGTCTGGGTTGCACCCCAGGGCATCTGATATGCACGCTAAAAAACTATTCCAAGCAACAAGGCATGGAATGGGATTGCATGAAGATTCCGATTTAAAAATGTCCTTCAGTAAATTCTTAGTGGAGGAAAACAATGTGGTGGTTTCTAGTTAGAGCAGTCGTCTCTGGCATTATAAGTTCATCAGCAGGTCAATGGTTTTTGGGAACAAAAGTAGGTATTTGGTCCCAAGATAAAATCAACAAGTACCTAGACTATCTGTCTGAAAAATATGACTTAGCTATTCTCAAACAAGAAGAGAAATGGCGTCGTCAATATCCCCTATTAGCAAAACGTATAGATAAATTGGAAGAGTGGTCTCACCCACCTGTAGCTCCTGGCGGTGCTACAGAACTAAAAGATGAGATAGAAGAACTTAGAAATATTATAAATACAATGAAACAAGGGAAATAACCTATGTTAAGTTTTATAGAGTTTTTTGAAGAAAAACAGAGACTTGATCCTAAGTGTTGGGACGGGTATAAGAAGAAGGGCACCAAGATGAAAGGCGGTGTTCGTGTAAATAATTGCGTCAAGGAAGAAGCCGGCAAGGACATGACGGTTAAACAGCTACAACAAAAATTTAAAGACGGGACGCATGAAGCATTAACAGATGTCAAAGTGGGTCGTCATGTTGAATTACGCAATACAAAAACAGGCAAAACATCTCACCATTACGTGAAAGAAGATAAGGGTATGGAAGGCATGACCCAAAAAGGCGGTCATAAACGTCCCACTGAAGATGGTGCCGGCCTGACACAAAAAGGCGTTGAAAAATATAGACGTCAAAATCCAGGAAGTAAACTACAAACTGCTGTTACTACTCCTCCTAGCAAACTCAAACCTGGTAGCAAAGCGGCAAAAAGACGTAAATCTTTCTGTGCTAGATCACGTAGCTGGACAGGGGAAAGAGGTAAAGCAGCAAGAAGAAGATGGAATTGCTAATATGATATTTAGGTTATTACCATTATTAATGCTTGTTGGCTTCTTTGGTGCAGGTTATCTGTACTACAAAGACACCCAAGCAAGAATAGAACAATTAAGAGAAAATAATGCTAAACTTGAGGTAGCAGCAGAAGCAAACCGAGAAGCATTTGAAATCTTACAACAGGAAAACGCAGCCAATCAAGTAAAAATGGCAGAACTTCAATCTGAATTACAACAGGCAGAAGTGTACCAAGATGAGTTGATTGGTAAATTGAGACGTCATAACTTAACCGTATTGACATTACAGAAACCAGGTTTAATTGAAAACAGAGTAAACAATGCAAGTGAAAAATTACGAGAAGAGCTACAAGGCATTACTTCTAATCCTTAGTTTAGGATTGGTTTTACAGGGCTGTTCTACATTGCGCCCAGAGCCTAAAGTTATAACACAAATACAAACAGTAGAAAGGACAATACCTATACAGGCACGTCCAAAAGGTTTAAACTTAAACCAGTTGTACTTCTATGCTGTTACAGAAGAGAACTTTGAAGAGTTTAAAGAAAAATTTGTAAAGGATAACGGAGACTTTGTATTCTTTGCTATAAGTGTTCCTGGGTATGAGAATTTATCTTTAAACATGGCAGAACTTAGACGTTTTATAGAACAACAGACAGCACTGATTGTTTACTATGAGAAGCAGGCTGTACCTGTAAGTGAACAATCTAGAACAGAGGAATTAAGAGAGAGACTCCAAGATGACGGATCTGACTGAGAAATTAAATGCTGATAAAAACAGCATAGGCGACTACATCGACGATTTTAAAAAGTCTGACGCCCCTCAATTTAAAGGCAAAGGCAAGTCTAAACGTAGAAGTATGGCAGTTGCTGCTTATCTTGCATCTAAAAGAAAGAAAGAGTCGCATAACGAAGGCAAAGAGCATTCTTGGAAAACAGACGGACACTATACACAAGACGGTAAAGAGTGGAAAGGTCCACAACACGCACACGACGGTCAAGTAATGACAGGTGAGAAGCACACTGAG